CAGCCACGGTAACGTTGCCGAATGCGGGCCGTGATCGCTCGCGGCTGGAATTGATTGTTGCTGAGTCTAGTGTCTGCTGGGATAGTTTAATCGATTCGCTGACGAAAACCTGACGAACCCCGGCGCCTTTGTCGGCAGGACTGGCTGTGCCATAAGAGGTTTCTTTATACAGTATCAGGGCTGACGTTGAACCGGCTGCGTAATTCGCCATGGTTAATATACCTCGTTAAACTGCCAGAAACCCTTTCCGCTGCAAAACCTGAATCAGGTCGGCATCGGTCTGGGTGTTGAATGTGTAATCGGTTTTGAAAAAATACTGACCGCACGCCTCGTACCCGTCCAGGCCCGGATGACGCAGGGTAATGGTGGTGGGCGCGGGTGGCGGGTTTGTTTTGACCGGTGTGGGTGCCGGTGTGGGGCTGGTGGTGTCTGTGGTGGTGGTCATTTATAAATACCTTTGCGTAGTAAGTTCCAGCGTGGTGGCGTGTACCACCGCGCTAGCAAAATTGGCCAGGCCGGTTGTGATGATTTCAATCCCGGCCCGATCCTCGGTGACGGTGGTCAGGCCGGGTATGCCTAAATCGCGGTTGTTGCGGAATTTCTCCCTGATCAAATCCAGCATGTCCTGGAATGTCTGGCCGGATTGGCCGCCCTCCGTGACCTCCCAGAATCCGTAAATTTGCCAGTCGATGAGTTCCACGTTTGTAAAACTGCCGATTGTGCCGAGCGACCCTGGCACTTCTACCAGGCGTTGCCGTACAACCCCCCATCCGCGTATTTTGCCGTTCCAGGTGTATTTGGCTGTTAGGTCCTGTGCCTGGCGGTGGAATGGCTCATACGGGTACACCATGCCGATACTGGGTATCTCTTGCAGGACGTTGGTAATGGCCTGGTGAATCATGTCGGTCATGGGTTGTTCCGACCTCGAACGTTGACCTCGTAATTGAGTTCACGGGCAAAATTCACCTCCAGTCGCTCACGCCGCGTCTCAACGCGGCGGGACTGCTCCATTGCTTCCGCTACATTGTCCAGTCGTAGGGCCAGTTCCTGAATTGGCAGGTTAGGTTGCCACGTGTGTTTGCGGCCACGGCTCCAGTGCGTGAGATGCGATGCGCGTTCGAACACGCCGACGTGGCCTGACTCCATCTCGGCCACAAATGCGTGGGGGTAGTTGACTCCTCGAAAATCAACCCCGTGCGGGAACCGGTCGCGGAATTTGCCCATGTACGCCATGGCTATATCGTTGTAGCCAACCCACACCAGACCAAAATCCGGATTGATCAGGAGACCTCTGACCCGGTTACGTCCGCCGGTTTTGCGGGGGCCTAAGACCTTTTGGGCGATCTTGTTGTCTGTCGCAATGTTGCGCTTGACTTCTTTGCTGATCTGCCGGGTCGTGATTTTGATGGCCCGGCGTTTAGCGCGAATGACCTGATTCGGGAGTTCCGAAAAGCTCTCCAGGAGTCGGCGAACCTGGCTGGATTCGCGGTGCGGCTGGCGTGGAGTTGCGTTATCCAGGAACTCGCGGTTTACCTGGCGCGGATTGACTTGCGTCTCAATCATTCGACGAATCTCCTCAGTAGGCAGTGGGTCAGGCCGGTGTCGTCCATTTCGACCGACAGAATGATGTAAATGTGGTCGCCGTCCAGTACGCGGGCGCCTTCCTGTGCGTCAGTAGCGGCGAACTCGCTGGACAGAAACCGGGCGTGGGCGTCGCACATGCGAACCGGTGCCTGGTTGATCGTGTCGTCACGCCAGCGGATGGTGTCCAGCAGTCCGACGATTGGATACGGCCACACGTCTGTTTCCACCACCAGTTCACGGGCACCAATCAGCGGATTTTTGACCGTGGCGGTGTTGAGGGTGGCGGCCAGTGCGTTCCAGACTGTCATGGTTCCTTGCTGCCCATCACCAGTGCCAGCAACTGATCGCTGAACTGGGTCGCAATCACTGCAATCGCGCCTATCACCCAGCGTAGCGCGGTTTTCACTGCCGCGTGGTTGCGTTCCAGGGTTTCGATGCGCTCTTCCAGCAGTTCCATTCGTTCGGTGGCCTGCGCGGTCTGGGCCTGGGCAGATGTGATCAGGCCCTCAACCCGCACCATCTGAGCGATCATCCCGTCAAATTTGCGGGTAAACTCGCCGAACCCCTCCAGAGTTTTATCAACCCGGTCAACCCGGCCATCCAGATGCTCGATGGTCACCGACAATTTTGCGATAGCGACGGCGAGATCCCGGGCGTCGCTGTCAACCCGCGTAATGACCGGGCAGTGGTCGTCTGGCGGCGTCACGTGGGGGTTCCGTCCGCAGACAGCCACCCCAACACTGCAATGATCAGTGCAAATGTCAGGGTTTGGCTGTCAGGGGTTTCGCCGCGTGCCAGCAACGGTTCCAGGACGCTATACAGTGCCCCGGACAGGCCCGCCGTGGTCGTTTTCCAGTTGCGCGGTTTCATGGGCGGGCTCCGTCGTGGTTACGCGATTTTGCTGTTGATGAGTTGCCAGGCAGTGCCGTCGCTCTGAAACTCGGCAAAATCACCGTCGGCATCGAGGGCGGTGTACGTGGCACCACCGTTGATGGTCTCGCTGCTGGCCGGATCCAGGGTGATGGCAAACGCACCGCCGCCGGCCTTTTTGACGCGGAGGACAGCGTGCAGCGGCACGGTGGCGACAGAGGGCAGCGCAACGGTTTTTGCAGCCGTATTGGCGACCAGCACGGTCGTGTGGCCGCCCATCAGATCAGCGGCAGTCAGGCTGGATGCCCCGGTGGCGGGCAGCATCAGCAGGCGTGGGCCTTCCTCGCTGAATTCCTGCAAAGCCACCTCTACCGTGGTGGCGGCGAGTAATGCTGAACGGAACGCCCAGCCGATAAACCAATCTCCCGGACTGGCAACACCGGCGGCAGTCTGCGTGGTTGCGTTCCAGAAAACAGCCTGGCCCGCCATAATGGGAGAGCCAACGGCTTTGTTGACCAGGAACACGCCCTCGGTCTGGGCGGATCCGGTGGCACCGGGTAGAATATCCACCAGGGCGACGGCCATCTGCCGGGTGCCGATAGGGGTGGGCTGGCCACTCAGAATGGGGGTGGCGGTGGTGTTGGTGAGGTCGGCGATGCAGCCAGCCTGAATGTAATTGTTTGCCATGATGGTCTCCGATTAGGTTGCGCCGTCGTTGTAATAAGCCCCTCGCCAGCCGATGCAGCCGATGCCGAACGGCAGCTCCACACGCCAGCGCAGGCCAGCGGTGCCAAAATCCTCTTCCTGTGCCATAGCCGGTTCACTCTGGCCGTTCAGGAATACGACTTCAAACGTCGGCATGATTGAGGGGTCAGCAAACATATACCAGCCGGTGCCGGACAGTTGACCGGTGTCAATCACCTCGCTAAACAGCGAACTGACCGGGTTAACCCGTTGCAATTTACCGGCTACGTCAGGATCGTAAGTCGAGGAATTGACGACGCGAATGGTTGAACCCAAGGTCACCGGGCCAAGCCATAACGTCGGCTTCACATCCAGGATTTCATTGCGGTTCAAATCGCGTTGCAGGGCCATGGCCTGGCGACCTGCATCGATGCTGGTAACGGTAGGAACACCGCCTGCCGTCACGTAGTTACCATGACCGGCATGAAATAGATTGAGACCGTCTTCATTCATCGTGGGGCCTTGGCCGCCGTTGCTGGTCAGCAGGCTGAAAAAGGCATGTTCGATGGTGCGTTTTGCGGCGCGTCCGAACAGAGCGGGCACATCGGCAAAAAATGAGATGTCGTCGTTGATCAGCACTTCCGGCGTGACGGCAATAATGTTGCCGTAACGGCTGACACTGATCTTTTCCTTTGCGCCGTCAGGAATGGCCTTCTGGCGGTATTCACCGGCTTCGTTCACCGGATCGATGTTGCCAATCGTGCCGGGGGTGATGCGGCTCCAGTCGCGGAAATCGGACACGGAACCCACTTTGCACAACCGAGACCAAACGTCAGGGGTAATCGTGTAGGCGTTCACCAATTGCTTGTGCAGGGTGTTTTCCAGCATTACGGAAAAATCCGAGGTCGTCTGACCGGCAGCCATGACCGGAAACCGGCTCAGTGCCCTGGCGGCAATGGCGGTTTGATCCATCCCATTGGTGCGAGTGCCTGATTTTTCGAGATACGCACGGGCCAGTTCGCTCAGGCGGTAGCCGTTGTACTGGTTGGCCGGATCCCGCTTTTCGGTACCGGCACGGGCACGGATGGCTTGCGCGGCACCGGCAATGAATTTTTCGGATTCGGTTTCACCGGATTCAATCCTGGGCGAATAGCCTGCCGGTACGACCGGCTCGGCTTGCCTGCCCAGGTGTTCCAGCAAAGCGGCGCGGGCCTGCTCGACGGTTTTGTTGCCGTCGTCCAGGTGGGCATCCAGCACTGCCTGAACGCCGTCGCGGGCGGTAAACGGCTGGAACGCGGCCCGGATGTCCTGGCGGCGGGTTTGTTCGGCAGCCAACGTACGGGCGCGAATGTCGGCCTCGTTCAGGGCTGCGTGAGGGGTGGTTGCGACCGGTTTTGTGTTGTCACCGGCTGGAATGTCGTTGGACATAGGTGGCTCCTGTGTGGGAGGGATGAAAAAACGCCCAGCCGGTGGGCTGTGGCGGGAGAGGGCGTGTGCCAGCAGCGCGGCTGAAACCGGCTGGGCGTCGGTGATTGTGTCGATGAACCCGGCAGCAAGGGCTTCATCTGCGGTGAAAAAATGATCCTTGCCGTCCATCAGCATTCGCGTAACCTGATCCACGCCGATGCGTGAACGCACCGAATAACAGGTGGCCATGGCTCTGGCGAATGCGTCCAGGGTGTCCGCCTGGTCACGCAACGTTTGTGCATTACCCGACGCGCCGACCCAAGGGGCGTGGATCATGAAAATGCCATTGCTGGCCATGCGGACCGTATCACCGGCCATTGCAATCAGTGACGCAACCGAGGCAGCGATCCCGTCTATTTCAACCGCGATTTTGGCGGGGTGACGGCGGAGGGCATTGAAAATGGCAATCCCGTCTGTGACGGAGCCACCGTAGGAGTTGATTCTGACTGTAATTTCATCAGCCGATACAGTTCCCAGGGCGTGTTGGAGCGTTTGGGCCGACGTGGTTTCCGAATTCCAACTTTCGCCGATGTCGCCATAAATCAATATCTCCGCGTGGTTGGGCGGGTTTTTGGCCAGTGCCTGGATCGTCCACCAGGCACCGGATGTCGTGTTCAAGGGGTGTGATGTTGCGCTCATGCGGGGTCTGCCTCGGGGTTCTGGGCGGGCGGGGTGTGCGGTTTTGCGGCGGTGGCGAGCGTCAGGTTGGCGTCGTCCCATTGCTGCCGCCAGTGTTTTTCCTGTTCCAGCACGTCAAAGGGCGATTGGCCACGGCGGCGAATGATCTCAGGGCCGGAGGCGTGACCGTTCAACTCCAGCTTCTCCCACGCGGACGCCTCTTTCAGCGGATCAATCCACGGCATCTGTGGGCCGATATACAGGGCGTCGTCGAGGGTGTTGGCGTCTACGCCGGGTGGAATCAAAATCAGCCCGGCAGCCAGGGCTGCGGTGAGGAATCCTTCGTATACGGGCCGGACAAACTGGCTGGTAAACTCCGACTGAATAGCGGCGTACACGCCCCAGGACTCGACTAACTCCTGCCGCTGCGCGGAATAGGTGCCGTTGTAGTTTTTCGAGAGGGACGAAAACGAACAGCCGATGCCCGACGCGACAGCGCGAAGCTGGCCGTTGCGGTGGCTTTCCAGATTGGAATTAGGGCGGGAGGTATCGATGGTGCCGATTTCTTCGCCCGGCAACAGATCATCGAAGATCATACCGGGTACAAATTTCATCGAACGCTGTACCGGCTGGCCGTTTTCGTAATCGGTGGGATATTCATCCGGCCTGCCTTTTTTGATGAAGGCGGCCATCGATGCGGCGACTTTGGCGGCGATCCGCTCCGACTCCTCGTAGTCCTTGATGTCGTCAAGGCGGGCCAACACCGAAGCAAAAACAGACACCCCACGGGCCTGCCTGAACCGGTCTACCAATTTTACGTGCAGGATATTCTGTGCAGGAATGCGCTTGGTGTCGGTTGAGCCTGGGTTGACCCTGTACATCTGCGAGGTTTGCCAATCGCCGGGGTGTTTACGGTACACGTGAAACGCGACCGGCCTGCCCCATTGATTACGTTCAACCCCGGCGGTGACCCAGGGTCCGTCCCACTGGTTCATATCCCAGGGCAGCAAATCAGCCTCAATCAACTCCAGGCTGAACGGCACCCGTGTGCCGTGATCCAGGGTTTGATTCAGACCAATCAGGGTTTGCGCCAGAAATTCGCCGTCGCGCAACCAGGCCCGTGCGGCCAGTCGCTGTGTGGCGGGCCAATCGTGGCACCACGTAACCTCCGGTTTTTTTGACCAATCCCGGAACAACTCCCGGATTGTATTGGCCAGGTCGGTATTGATGGTGCCGTCGGCGTTGCGGGGTTGCGGCTCGATCGTGATCCCGTGCGGCCCGACGATGTTGGCCACCATCAGGGCCAGTGCGCCACGGGCCAGGTCGTGATTTTGCTCCAGGTGACGGGCCTGTTCGCGCAGGGTGCGGCCTGCACGCAACGTGGCGGTATCGCCGGACCCTGTTTCCTTGCGCCCCTTCCGGGTTTTCTCGGGCCTGGCCGCCTCATAATACGACAGCACCCGGCGGGCCTGGGCGCGTTGTAGCGCCCAGGTGGGGGAGACGGCGGCGATCAGTTTGTCGAGTGGGCTACTCATCGGCAAATGACGCGGTTTGGTAGCGGATAGTCGGAATCGAGACAACGGTCAGTCTGGACTCCAGCATGACCACACGCTCCCAGTAGACCAATTGTTGGCGCAACTGCTCGATGTCGTGGGTTTCGACGCGGCGGCTACCGCTATCGCGCACCTCGATCACACGGGCAGCCAGGGCCGACTGGTACGCCGTTCGGGCGGCGTCCAGCATTTGTTGGGAGTACGAGAGGGTGGTTGGCGTGGTCATGGGGCCACTTTATCCCGTCAGGGTTGTGAAATTCTAGGAAAAAATTTCACAATTTTTGGGTGGGCAGAAGGCAGAAGGCAGAAGGCGGAGGGCGGCTTTGGTGACGCAATCAATTTCGTTGGCAGATGCCGTCCACGTGGCGAGGGCATACCCCCGCAAAATTGCGGGGGTAGCAGTGAGGCTAGCATCCCCACCGGATCATGGGGATGCAGGTCGGGTCAGGTTACGAGTTGACCGCTGTCTGAAGCAGGGTGACGTCACCCTCTGAGGCATACTCATCGTCTTCATCTGCTTCTTCCGGCCTGCTGGCATCCACCAGTGCCTGGGCCATTTCCAGCATATAGTACGCGGCCCAGGCGGAATCGCTGTCAACCTCATACGCGAGTTCCTGGATCAGATTCATGCTGGTGGCGATGAACGTGCTGGCCTGCGCCAGGGCGTCCTCGGTCTGCACGTCCGGGTTTACCGAAAACAGGGATGCGACGGTGGGCGAGGCAAACAAGTTTAACAGGCGGGTTTTTTGTAATTGCATGACGTGTTCTCCTTAGATTGAAAATTGAAGTGCAGCGTTTTCTGCGGCGCGGGCCGGGATGGCCCGGGCCTGCCTGCGTTCCCCCAGTGCCGCGATGCTGCGTTCGCAGTACTGGGAGATTCTGTGACTCATCCGGTCGGCCTCCATGATGTCCAACTTGTGGAGCAGTGCCCGGATGTCGCCGATAGCGGCGTCGTTGGATTGCTCGGGAGACGCCGCCAGGATGGATTGCAGCAGGTCGCACTGAGCGTTACTCACCTGGTTGGAAAACAGGTGAATCATGCGGGATACCCGGCGCAGGTCATCGACGATGACCGGCAGATGGTCTACGGTGAATGGGGCAGGGGCGGGGTTGTTGGTTGCCAGGCGCAATGAACACCAGATTGTCTGGATGAACCGATCCCGCAACGGCAGGGTTTGCGTGATTTTCCAGATTACGCTCTGAAGGTTGCTCATGTCGTTTTGCGTGAGCAACTCCGGGCCGGCGGGCAGTGCCGGGCTGGTAGCTGCGGTGTCCCTGGGCAGATAATCCCCCTCCAGGACAATGCGCTCCATCCAGCCGCCAACCAGTTGCAGTGCCTGCGGCAGCTGCGCGGTGGTGATCTGGCTGATGTCGGCCACGCCCATGTGCAAGTTGAGTAGGGTGTGGGCCGTGGCGTAATCCATTTTTTTGCCGCGCTCATTGGCCTGTTTGACCAGGTTGCGAACTGCATTGACGAGGGGTTTGCGATCGGCTTTGGTGGCGTATGTCAAGCCGGGTTGGTTTTGCGGAGCGGCAAGCAGTTGGCGTTCCATCGCGTTGAAGGCGTTGATGTAGGCTTCTTTGATTGCGGCAGCGGCCTTGCCAGTGAAACCCATGACCAGGAACATAAACCCGTCCTTGGTCATTTCGTACATCTTGTATGTACGCATTCCTCCGGTAGGCATTTCGCCTTCAAATTGCGATTCCTGAAAATTCAGGAATCGAAAATTGTCTGAGCAGTCGAGCTTGTCGACAGATTGAATAACGTTGTCGTGACGCCTGCCGAAATGTTCGGCGATTTTGAGGGAATTGGTTTTGATGGTGCCGTCGATAACGGCAACGTGCGGACGGATTTCGAGCGTGTTTGTGTTGCTCATAAGGATAAAGCTCCAGTTGCGACAAGTAACCGCCAACCCGAGACCAATCGGGTGGGCGACCGAACGAGAGTTGGTCTACCGCTAGAGCAACGGCGAGCCTTGCGGCTCCTCCCGCCCGGCCACCCATAAACTGGATGTGCCTTGGGCACAAAAAAACCGCATGACTGCAAAGTTGCGGCTTTTGACCGCGCTAGACAGGAGACCAATCCCGGCTGTCCATGTGGGACAGCGGGGAATAGAATAATCCGATTTTTTTGCGGTTGTCAACATTTTTTTCTGGCTCTGGCATCTGCGCGGGTGCGGGCGCGGGGTTTAACGCCCTGAATTTTCAGGCGGTTGAATACCTGGCATCCACGCACGCTGGTGCGGGGGCAAGGGTGTCTGTTGAAATGACATCCTTGGATTGGCATCCACGCGCACGCGGGTGTGGGGTAAGGGGGGGCGGTTTGAACCCGCACCCTGTACTGGCATCCACGCGCACGCGGGTGTGGGTGGCCGGAGGGGGTCTGCGTTAAATACAGACCCCTGGCATCCACGCGCACGCGGGCGCGGGGGGCTCAAATCTGAGGGCTTCGGGCAAATCAGCGGTTTGTTCGATGATTTTCTCAATATCACGAATGATATGGTCGTGACGCTTGCCGAAATGTTCGGCGATTTTGAGGGATTTTATGAGTGCAACAGCATTTTTGTGTACTGGGTATTGCATGGGGTTTCCTATAAAAAATGATCTACGTCTATGTCACCGTAAACGATAGTGACCTGATTTTTTAATTTAGTAAGCGCAGATTTCAGCAGTTGATTAACTCTACGTTTACTGATTCCGAGTGCGTTAGCTATTTCCTTAGCTGACATGGCACCATAATCCTCTGAGTAGACGTTACTCTGCGTATTTATTTTTTTTACTGTTTTTGGTTTCTTTGTGTTGCCATACATGGACGGTTGTTTTGTCTATTTTTCGTTTCTTTGCTACCCCTGAGAACGTCTTGCCCTCGTTTCTTTCGGGCAGTCTCGCTACCACACTTCGCCGGAGATAATCCGGCAAACGGTGCTTTGCGAAACGCCGTACTGAACGGCTAAATCCTTTTGCTTGCATCGGGTTGCAACGTAAACGCTGCGGATTTCCATTGCCTTTTCAGCCGTCATGTTTTGGTAGTACCGCTTGGGCCGGTATAACGCGCCAGATTTTGCTGCGGTTTTATTCGGCATTCTATTCATGACGACTGTCCGGGTTTAGGCGATCACGATCCGGCGCACCAAGCGGATAATGGCAACCTCGTGCAGAGGCTTCAGTTCCGTGTCCCCGTCGTTGGGGTGGGCGTACAGTGCCCAGGCATTGGTTGTTGTGGCGTTGTCCGGGGTGTCCGACCAGTACCAGGTCGGGCTGAACTCGGTGGTACGACTGCTGAACCGTGACCATGCCGCCCGGTCGTTTTCGTACCAGGCAATGTCAATCGGGGCTTTGCGGTAGCCCCATATTGCAAACAGGTGCTCCAGTTCGTCGCGGGACGGGATTGTCCAGGGCGCATCCCATTCTACGTGGTGGGTTTTTGGTGGGGTTGGGACGATGGCCGGGGTCGGCGGGACTGCCTCGATAATACCCGTTTCGTTTAGGCGCAACGTGGCAGTGTATTCCCCGAACTCTTTGGGTGCCATCACTAATGCGGCTGGCTGGCCGCCTTTATGGGTTATGCCTGAGAATATCCCGCCCGCAAGGGGGCTGCCGATCCGCCCAATGCCGGCCCTGCTGTAGGATGAAACAATGCTCATACTGCCCACCCCTGGGTTCCGCCCTGGCCGGTTTGATCCAGGGTGGGGTAATCCCACTCCTCGAAGAGCGTGATTATTTCGTTCGTAATAGTCTGCGGCACGGTGTTCATCGCCAGGGACGAAAAATGGAACGCCATAAAATGTGGCTTGTATTTTCCGAGCGGGCTGGCTACTGTCAGCCAGCCTACAATTTTACCCTGGCCGTTGGGCCGCCAGATCGGCAACCGGACACAGCAAAATTCCGGCAGGTGACGGCCATTGGCCAGGATGCGGGTGTCGTTGACCTCCGGCGACAAATGCCGGGTTTCCCCACGGCCTGCGTATTCGCGCAGGTACGGATCGAGGCTGTCCGGCAGCTCGGGCTGTGACCCGCCTGAACCGGACGCAAAACCGGTTACCGGTACCCGGTTGCTGTAGCAGTGATATTTGACTGCGGAATCAATGCCGCAGTGAACCGGCGCCGCGTAGGCCGGGAT